GGACTGGTGCCATCACTTGCTGTGATTGTGTCTGCTCTTAACTCGCTCATGCTATCACCAGATTACCGCCGGATGTTACCGTCAGTGTTACCCCTGTTGCGATTGTCAATGGACCAGCGCACAAAGCATTGTCGGTTGCGCCGATGGTCACATCCGTATCAAGCTGCTGTTCGTGAACACGGAAGATGTCGCCTTTACCATTCGTTGTGTCACCTGTCGCACCATTCTCACCTTGAAAATAACCTGCGCCAAGAGACAGGCTAGGTGACAGCATTGCCTGTGTAATTGTACCTGCACCCGGAGTTACAGTCTGCTGGGCTTTGCTTTGAAACACTACATAAAAGTCGTCTGTGGCTACAATGCTGCCTGTCATGGTCAATGCAGTGCCAGCCACAGTATAAGCTACACCGGGTTCTTGGCGAACATTGTTTACGAACACTTCAATGTCTTGTGCAGAACCAGCAGCATAATCCAGCGTAAAACTGGTGCCAGTTCCGCCAGTTAAGTCCTGATAGGACACTGTGCTGAAATTTACTGCAGGTATATTACCTAAATACGGCATCAGTTACCCCTATGTAATGTCGAGATGGCTCAAGACAACATCAGCAGATGATGCAGTATCGGATGTTACCTTGATAGTATCGCCGGGTTCCATAACCACTTTCTGGTCACCACCCACCACAATCAAAGAACCGCCAACGGGGATTGGAGCAGATTTAACAAGGTACACACTATCTTCTGCGCCAGACGTACGTGTTGAAGCATCAAGCTGCACGTCTACAAGAATCTGTGATGTAACAATGTTAGAGATACTCAACCCGATGACGGTTGTTTGTGTCGATGCACCACAAGTCAGAATAGTCGCGGGAGACGTTCCAACTGCCGTATCTGTTTCTGATAAAAAAGCGTTTGCCATGTTTATCCCTCTTCGGATATATTATAGAGTAATTTTATCGGTTTGTCAACACTTATCCCAGTGCAATCGCGAAAGCCAGTGCTGAACTGTCTGCTTCGTCTGCCCAAGTCAAAGTTCCTGAACCGTTGGTTTGCAGGAACTGACCTGCTGTTCCATCTGCATCTGGTAATGTCCACGTTACGTTGGCAGCAATAGATGCAGGTGCTTGGAAAGCTACGTAATTAGTGCCGTTTGCTGAATCCTCTTTAAAACCCAGACTTCTTTGGTCTTGTATGTAGACGCTACGATGAAATTCGTTACTACTACCATTGACAGCAAATACGCGAACCGTGCCTGTGCTGTCATAAAGCTGAAAGTTCATGGTACTACCGGGAGATACTACGGCAGTCCGTGTTGTTCCTGAAGTGTCGTAGAACAGAACCTCGTCGCTGTTTAGCAACACATTTCCTGTACCATTGGTGTCTAAAGTAATATTTCCATTGGTATCTGTGCTGGAAATAGTATTGCCGTTGATGTTAATGTTATCAACGTCTAACTCATCAACTACAATTTTACCTGTTACAGTAATACCATCTGCGGTAGTTTCAAACTTCTTGCTGTCATCGTAGTATAAATCTACAGAACTATTGCCTGTGAACGTAGCAGCAAACTCTGCGCCAAACTTAACAGCTAGAGATGCAGTATCAATGACGGTAGTGTTACCTGTCGTTGTTTGAATAAAGGTTGTAGTACCTTGATGATAAATGCTTGTATCAGTCGTATCACCAAGTTTAATTCGGTCTGCTGTACCTGAACTATCGGGCAGTACAATGCTGTTACCATTGGTGTCTAAATCACCGCCAAGCTGTGGAGTTGTATCGTTTACTAGGTCAGACGACACACCGCCTACCTGAGAGTCAACGTAAGCTTTAATGGATTGCTGAGTTGCAAGCTGGGTTGCAGAATCAGACGCCATGTTGTCTTCATCAAGGATTGCGGTACCGCTAACACCCGTATCTAGAACCGCACTAGTAAGTGTCTTGTTTGTAAGTGTTTCTGTGCCTGTAAGTGATACCAAACCAGCCTCTGCAGGTGTTTGGTTAATCCACTTGCTGCTAGTGCTATCGTAAGCAAGAACCTCATTGTCAGTTACAGTTGTAATGGTCACATCTGTAAGTTCGTCAAGTTCGTTGTTCGAAGTAATTTGAGAATCTACGTAAGCCTTGATTGACTGTTGTGTAGCCAGCGCAGTAGCACTATCAGAAGACATGGTATCTTCATCTAGAATATCTGTGACGGTAGTTGTTGGCATCGCAATGCTGTCAACGTAGGCTACACCATCAATATAGATATCTTTCCATTCCGAACCGCTTGCACCCAAGTCATAGGTATCATCAGCAGAAGGAATGATGTTAGAGGCTACGTCAGCAGTAATAGTAACTGTGTCGGTTGCCGCATCCCCAAGAACTGTGTTCCCAGTTGCAGTCAAGTCCGTAAAGGTACCTGCAGCAGCGGTTGTCCCGCCGATTACTGCACCATCTATTGTACCTGCATCGATGTCAGCGGTATCTGCAACAAGGCTGTCGATGTTCGCCACCCCGTCGATGTACAAATCTTTCCACTCGTTCGTTACGCTACCTAAATCGTAGGCGTCGTCGGTGTCTGGAATGATGTCTGAATTGTAGCTAGTAGATGCAATGTTGTTCGCAATCACATCCCCTGCAAAGTAACCGTCTTTAAATTTAAAGGTTGCACTACCAACATCCAGAGTGTTGTTTGTTTTGGGAAGTACCTGTGTGCCGCTAACGATTACGTCTTGTGCCGGACCAACAACGGTGATTGGCGCACCCTCTGCAGACGTACCATCGTGTGTGTGGCCTGTCGCACTATCAAACGACGAAACTAGCTGGTCGAACTCGTCATTCGAATGTGCGGCGGTGATAACGTCGCCATCTGTAAATGTGGATTGACGGGTGTAACCTGCCATGTTTTATCTCCTTCCACCCGGTGTAAATTCCAGTTGGTATCCTTTGATTGAAATAGGGTCTGCCCCATCTTTGTCATCTAGGCGAATAGATACTGTAAAGCCACTACCTTCTATACTTTGACGAACCAACGGTGTGCCTGATGAGCCGTAGACTGCTGTTGCATACAAAGAAGACGGGTTACCGTAGATGGCAATCGCAGCCCCTGTAGTTAGCGGGTACTGTGCGGGTTGTGGAACCGCCGATGAACTAAAATCGTAACGAACCCGGAAGTCAGCATCCACATTTCCTTCGTTATCATAGTTCCAGATGATACGCTGCATCATCTTGCGAATACCAGCGTCACCCATAGTAAAATCTGGGCCTTGATAAATTGCTTGGATGTTCGTTCCGTTAAATGTATCGCCTATTTCTTGCTGGTAAACGTATCCGTCGTATCCGCCGTGCAGTACAGTCTCAACGCCATTGATAAATCCGGTAGCACAACAAGAAGGCTTGATACCTTTAATATCGGAGTATTCCCAACCTATACCGCCTTCAACACCTGCTTTAATTACGCCTATGACACCCGGTGCAGAACTTTCAAGCTGGGTATCGCCCGGAAAAAACAAGCGATACTGGCTCTTTTTACGGATAACAAGGGACGAAATACGGTCTGTAGAAACGTTATCCAAGCGGGGCTGAATTTGCTTTGACACAGTACCAAGTTCGATATCGTCATTCTTTTGTGTACCAGCAACAGTTCGCAAACCGTCAGGGGCTAGATAAATAAGGTCACCGCCGATTTCCTGAATGCTGAATCCGTCTACGCAACCGATGTTTCGGGTTACGGGTTGAACCGCAAAGTCTGCAATAGATGAACCTGTAACCAAATATATCTGGTCTTCACAAAAGACGAACAGCCGTTCACGAAACGATTTTATTCTGCGAACCGCACTTTCGAACCGAATAGACCCTGCGCCGTTAGCCGTGCTAAAGTCTGTTTCATCGTACGGTGCTGTAAACACAATCTCTTGCGGATTTGTGGACATACCACCGAAGAATACGTGGTCACGGAATATTGCAACAAATTGGGGGTCAGCAGGGGCACCTGCAGCGTTCAAATCAGTTACGGCAGTGTTGTTGTAAGAAGAAGCGTTGTTAGCCCCGTCACAAAAGATAACCTTTTCCGTGTTGTCAAAATTAAAGTTCGTAAAATCATAGCGACCAGCAGAAGTGCGGCCTGTATCAATTTCTGTCCAATACTGCGCTACAGGTGTGTTGTCAACATATCCCGCTGCAGTTGTACCGTTAGCACCGCGAGTACAGCCTGTAAACGTTGTGGCTGTTACGCCCGTGTAGGTGATTTGTTCTGTACCTATAAGCAAGGTACCTGTTGGAGAAAATCCCGTAGTAGAATCTACAGTTAAAGTCGTATCCCCTACCAGAACAGCCCCATTCAAGAGAGTAGTAGCACCCGTTCCCTTAAATACCTTTTCACCACGTGCAACTAAAACTTGGTCTTTATAGACGTGGATACCTAAAACAGCTTCGCTAGAAGAACTGGTTTGCGGAACTATGCTTGCGTTGTATTCATCGAACCCATTCAGACGACGGTAGCCACCATTGATATCCGGTTCAAAGTTTTGTAACTGCAAGGCAGAACCGGGGGGAATAGAGAAGGTATCCTTATCCAATACCAAGCCGCCGCCTAAACGAACAACATAGGGGCTGAGTAGCGAAGTATCTGGCATTATACGGCCCTCATGTAATCCTTACGGTTAATAAGTTCAACACGCATACGGTTCAAACCCTGTTCGTAATCTCGCAATGCAAGCTGGGAGAATTGCGTGTCCGAACGAAGCATGTGCGTGTAGTAGCGTCCGCGATTAACTATAACGTCGTGGAAGCGTTCGGGTATCACAGGTGTATCCGTTGCAAGCGTCATGTCCGTATGTGTCGCGTAGTAATAGTAACGAACTGTATAGGTGGACGCATCAGGGACAGGAGATAAACCAATATTTTCATCTGGTGTAAAATATACGTACTGAGGTAGTGCTTGACCACCCCCTGTCGGATTGGTGTCTGCCTCGTTAAGCTTTTCTAAGTATTCGTTGAATGAAATGTAAGCTAGTTTCTTTTCTGCCGTGCTTACAGATTCTTGAACCGTGAAGCTATCAAAATCAATGGTCTTGGCAGTTACTGGTTTAGTATATTCGGCTGTACCAGCAGTCGTGGTAATCGAACCTGCTGTAACGGTAAAGGGCCATTCAACTTCAGAGTTGATAATGTCCCGCTGTGATTTGTTGATGAAGTCTTTTACGGAAGTTTGAATACCACGAGCCGAAGCAAGAGTGGTCAGTTCAACTTCGTTGACTTCACGAAGAACAGAATTGATGAGGTCAAGGTAGTTCATGGGTTACCTATTTGGGTCGTAAAATTCTTCTGTACTAATTGTTACTATTAAAGTATTAGCGGTGTTAGCAGCAACAATAAGCTTGTCACCCGCATGTAGATACAGAGGTTTATCTACTGTAAATACGGAATCAAACGTACCCCCCGCTAAAGCGTGATTAGAAAGAATTGTGTGGGTTGTTGTGTCATCTGCATGATACCATTTTAAGGTGTAATTTCGTGTAGATGAATCGTTGTTGCTGATTAAAAGATGCGCCACGTGTGATGAAAAATTGTTAGGTACAACATAGATATCTGTATCTGACGTAGTTGTAAGGTCTACAGATTCTGTAAAAAACTTACTGTTTCCTAATACCGGCATATTACTTTACTTTTCTATGACTACGTACTTTTTTAGCGATTTGTTTTGGCTGCTTTGAGACTTGTTTACCAGCCTTAGTTGCTTTTCTTTTAGCACGGGTGGTGGCTGCGTATTCCTTTGCCGAAAGGGCTTTAATAGCTGATGCCGGAAGATAGCGTTCACCCGTTGCTTTTGGTCCTTGTGTGGATGGTTTTCCACTCTTGGTTCTCCACTTTTGCTTGGTCCAAGCCTTTAAGCTACGTTGTGGTTTTTTAAGAGCCATCGTTCAAGTCTAGCACCTGCTTGTGCTT